ATGCTCAAGTCGTGGTTCGCCACCCAAACCCATTGGAGCACCGAGACCCGGCGCGGCTACCGCAACTCAGCCCGCAGCTTCTTCGGCTGGGCACACAACGACGGGTGGATCGACACCAACCCTTCCACCGAACTACCCCACGTCGCCGCCGCCGTCCCGCTACCCAAACCGGCACCCGATCGCGTCTGGAAAGAATCACTGCTCGCCGCCGACGATCGCACCGCCGAAATGCTCGAACTGGCCAATGGGGTAGGAATGCGGCGTGCCGAGGTCGCCCAGGTCCACACCAACGACCTCATCGAATCATTCGACGGCTATCAACTCCTGGTACACGGCAAGGGCGACAAGTGCCGCGTGGTCCCGGTAACCGATGAAATCGCGGCAATGATCCAACGCGGCGCAGCCGGCCACACCCCCGGCGCCAGCATCAAGGGATACCTCTTCCCCGGCAACGACAACGGTCACCTTTCCCCGCGCTGGGTGGGCACGCTATGCGCACGAGCCATGCCCGACGTGTGGACCATGCACAAGCTGCGCCATCGGTTCGCCACCCGCGCCTACCGCGCCACCCGCAACATCCGCGCCGTTCAAGGCCTACTCGGGCACGCCTCCCTGGCCACGACACAGATCTACACCGCCGTCGATGACCACGAAATGAGAGCAGCCGTAGAGGGCGCACGCGGCACCGGACCGCAACCTTCCTGGCAATCAGCCGCCTAACCCCCACCGCCACTGCCACCGAAAGGCCTGTGTCATGACCGCTGAAACGATCACCGACGAGTCTGCGCGCACGTACACCCGGCGCTGCGCGTGCGGCGCGTACATCAAGGAGGTGGGCTACAGCGCTTACCGCTCATTCATCCTTGCTGCTCACCGCGACTGTGAAGTGACCGCGATCCTTGATGACAGCGACCGCGTTATCACGGGCCGCGCTGGCCTCGTGGCAATGCGAGGCGCCCGCGCTGTGGCGTACGCCGCCGAATGGAGCACGGGATGGGCCGTGTACATGGGCGGCCAGTCCGGCACGGACATAGTGCGGGCGGAAGTCACCGACCGAACACAAGCCGAGGCCGTGTTGAAGCTCATCGTCAACGCCTACGACAAGGGGGCAAGCCGGTGACCGGACAGCAGGCCGTCGATCAAGCCGCGCGTATGCACGGATGGCTCGTAGTCGGCGGGGATAGCGGCGAACTCATCTACCGGCGGCCAGGCACACCGTCATGGGTGAGCATCGTGTACGCGCACACGGGCGTGATCTTGTGGGCCGACGGTCAGGACAACCGCCGCGCGCCACGGCACTTCACCGGAATCGACAAGGTAGACCGGCTGGTGGCGTTCCTGGCCGGAGACTGCGCCGATCGCACTAAGATCCGCGCATGAAGCGCTACCCTCGCCTGCTCGCCGCTGCTGTGGCCGTTGCCGCCCTGCTGCTCGCGCCGGTGGCACACGCTGACCCCGTACCGCCGGGCTGTCAGACCGACCGCGTGGGACTGTTCGGCACGCAGTTCCGAACCATCTGTGACGATCCGAAAGCCCCGGACGGTTCATGGCAGCGGACACGCCAGACATACATGCCGGGTCAGCGCTTCGCGGTCGCGACGAACGTCTACACCGTCACCCCCGACACCGTTCCAGACGGTGAGCCTGGGCACCTCGAATGAGGGGATGCCCCTCGTTGAGCTACCTCATTTTTGTGAGTGGAACCGGAAACATCGCAGATCAAGCGGGCCACAGCTCTCTGTCCCGTTAAACGCCAAAACGCGCCCTCACCGGGTCGGGGGTGAGGGCGCGTCTTGGTGAAATAGGTTCGGCTACTTGTCGGCACGTTGTGCGCGCACGAGCAGCACGATTTTCCAGGCGATGCCGTAGGCCAGTGCTGAGTAGATGATGATGCACACCTGGTCGCGGTAAGGAAATTCGCGGTCGGTCCATTCCGAGAGTGCCGCCAAGGTGAGCACCATCGCCAGGAATGTGTTGGTCATGACCATGACTCGGCCGATGGGTTCGACGCGCCAGTTGGATCGCCCGACGTACAGGGCCACGAAGCTCCAAGTACAGACCGCGCCGCTGGTGATGGCGATATTCAGGCCCCACGGCTCGATCCAGAACACCACGGCGGTGATCAGGGTGATAGCGGCTAGGTGCGTCCACCAGCGGGTCATGTGGTTCCGTACTTTCTGCGCATGGAGCGTTCAACGGCTTCGGCGAAATGGTTCCGGCGTTCCTGCGCGGCCATGTGAGCGGTCAGCGCGTCCACGTAGGCCAGGGTGGCTTCGGCTTCAACGCGGGTGGCCGCGTCCTGGTCGCGTTCGACCTGCCCTTCTCGCCGGGTGGAGGCGCGCCGTCCTGGCCACCTCATTGACCCGGCCCGATCTGCTCGACGACCTTGGCGGTCACGGTGGCCGCGCCGGCGAGTTTGGCGATGGATTCGCGGTCGGCCTGGTGTGCTGCGCGCAGATCCTCGATCTGCTTGTCCTTGTCGGCAATCGTCTGCTTGTAGACCCACCGCGGCACCAACCAGCCGAACATGATCGAGATGACACACAAGCCGACCAGGGAGGCCCAGAGGTAGTCGTCAGGGCTGTTGAGCAGCACCGACATTGGACCCATTGCTGTTGTGATCACTGGCCGTCGGAGGGTCCGGTGCGCCGGTCCTGAATGAGCTTGGTCGTGGATAGACCGGCCGTGATGAGACCGGCGCCGGTGACGATCCAGGTCAGTCCCTCGGAGCTCTGGAGCTGATCGAGCGCGACGAGCACCGCCACGGCGATGATGAAGACGAGCAGACTCGCGGCGTGGATGGCCAGGCGCACGTTGTCGTTGGGCATGATGGGGGTCCCTTCGGGGGTGGGGGTAGCTGATTTTTGAATCGGCGGTCAGGCTGCGCGGAACCAATTGAGCACTGGATTCAGGTCGTAGGTTCCGTGCGCCTCGAGGTGTGCGATGCCCATGAAGGTGCGCACGATCGCCCACACGATATCGATGAGTCCGTCGAACGGGTCGGTGAACAGGTCCATGATTCGGGCCACGATGGACGCGGGGCCGCCGATCCACGAGTTGGTGGTGATGATCTTGGCGATTGCCGTCATGTTGGCCCCGGCTTCGTCGAGCTTGTTCTCGGCGTACCAGTCGCCGGTGCGGGCGTGTTCCATCCACTTGCCTTGTAGCTCGGGGTACTTGGTGGCCTCGAAATGCCGGTCCATGATGCCCTGCGTGTCCTTCTGCGGCGGGTCGGGAACCCATGGGGCGCACTGGTTAATCTGCCGGTTGGGATTGCCGAATGCGATTCCCTTGCGAAAGTCCTTGAGCCGGTAGTGCAGTCGCCCGCCCGCAGGTAGGACGTGCTTTTCCATGACCTCGCAGCCGACCATGGCGCCCTGGCTGAATATGGCCAGATCCCACGGTGTGCCCTCGGGGAACCGCACGCCGTCGTCGAACACCTTGGAGTCGATGCGGTTGACGAGCTCGGTCACGCCGCTCTTGTTGTCGAACGGTAGCGCAGTGTTGTTGTAGCCGGTGGGCCGCCAGATAGCGCGCCCCTCTCGCTCGAGTGTTGAGGCGACGAAAGCACATGGGCCTGCGTACATGTCGGACATGTGGCCCTCGACGGTGAAGATGACCGGCAGTGCCGGGACACTGATGCCCAGCGCGTGCAGGTCACCATCGGACACCTGTCCGTCGACGGGCTGGCCGGTGCGGCGCTCGTATTCGCACTGCCACGCGGCGGCCCGCGCACCGTACACGTCGGTGTCGGTCAGCAGTGGCCCAAGGGTGCGGGCGTAGCCGGCGTACCGGGACGCCATCACCTCGCGCCAGCGCCGAACGACCGGGCCGCGGTCCCCGAGGCGGATCACTTGGACCACACCTTGTCGCGCAGCGTCATGCCCTTGGATGCCCATGCCGGATCGCCAGGTCCGAGCTGGGCGGCAATGTACTCGAGCAGCTCCCGGTCGGTGAGATCTTGCGGGAAGCGTTTCTCGGCCGGCTGGGCGGGCGCGTAGATGCCGAGGTATCCGGCGCGCAGCTTGGCCGCGAATGCGTCATTGCGCTTGTCGCCCTCGGGCCACGCCATCTGATAGTGCATCTCGTCGGGCCGGGACCAGTCGCGCCCCCAGAACACCGAGTCCTCAAATAGCGCCAAGCCCTTGCGGACCTTGGCCTGCGTGGCGGCGTCCATGGTGTACTGCTGCCATGGGTATTTAGGCGCCATCACGTCAACAGCGGTGCCCGCCAGATGATTACTGTCGCCCACGTCGTTGGTGGCCGACCAGCCCCACACGGGCGAGGTGATCTCTTCGACGTTGCGGTCATACCAGTACAACCAGGCGCCCAGGATGGTCAGCGGTGCGCCCTTGCGTAGTGGCGCGGTATCGACGAGGTACAGCTCGGAGATGCGCACGATGTCGCATTCGTCCCGGTTGCACATGCGCCAACCGTTCTCGGAGGTGGTGTTGCCGTAAGCGGTACGGAAACTCATCGGGTGTACTTCCTTTCGATTCGTGGGTCGATTTCTTGGGCGTAGGACGAAAGCTGATCGGATACCCACCAGCCGAGGCGAAATCCGGCCGCCGCGAAGACGGCGTAGAACACCGAGTTCTTGAGTAGTCGGGTGATCATGGCTAGCTGTTGCCGTACTTGAGTTTTGGTGTCACATCGACGCTGACCGGGTTGGCGTTGGCTGTGATTGATGCATCAAGCGGAGACCCGCCGAGGAATGTTGCACCGTTCCACCGGCCCTCGTGGGTAGCCGTCGTGGACGCTGGCACCTGTAGTGCACCGGCTGATCCGGCTGCCACTGCTCTGCCGGTATCGGCGCCCGAGCCCATCGCGGAGGCTCCCCAGGTGGTGGTGAAACTGGCCGGGGTGGTGGCGATGAGGTTCGCGCCAGTAGTGCCGGGATCGGCGCTGTGCAGGGTGATTTTGTTGCCACGCCCGGCGCGGTAGTCGTTGATTGCCTTCTTCTCGGCATCTGTTTCTGTTGCCATGGATATACCTCCTTGTGCGTTTACTGATAGGAGCGGACCCAGCCGCCACCGGGAGCGCCAGCGCCGCCGGTGTTGCCGTTGAATGCGTTTCCGGTGCCGCCATTGCCGCCGCCGCCCGGCGGGTTGCCGGCCGCCTGGTTGGTGCTCTGCACCGCCCCGCCGGTGTAGGACTGGCCGTTGTAGGTGTGAGTGCCTGGCGAGGCTCCGTTGCGGGTAGAGCCAAATTTATCCCCTGTGCCGCCGGTGGCCGACAGCCCAGGCCAGCTCGACCCGGATACCGAGGAAGTGACGGTGCCGCCGCCGGTGCCCTTGTTTCCTTGGGTGCCGCCCGCAGTGGCGGTCGGGATTGCGATCGTCAATGTTGAGGCAGACCAGGGGATGTCGACGCCGCGTTCGATGGTGGCGTGCGACCAGTTGCCGGCGTTGCCGCCGCCACCGGTGACGAACCCAGCGAACCCGCCGCCACCGCCGTTGCCACCACCGACGAGCACCACGTCCATGTAGCGCGACCATGGCTCGATCGGGTGCGTGTTGGTGCCCGCCGTGATGTATTGGGCCGTGGCCGGGGCGTGCGCGGTGAACGTCGCCGAACCTGCCTCGGAACCGAGTCCGATATCGGATGATCCCGCCAAATGTGCCAGCAGCGCTGCGGCTTCGCTTCCCACGCCCTGATCGGTCGCCGCCAGGTGGGCCAGGATCGCCGCCGCTTCGCTGCCCACTGCGTCGTGATCACCGGAGGCGTAGAACTTGAGTAGCCAGGACGCCGACTCGATCCCGAGCCCGGTCTCTGAGCTGGATAGGTGCACCAGCAATGCGGCAATCTCGGAGCCGACACCGAGTTCGTCAGCGGTGAGATGCGCCAGCACGGAAACTGATTCAGTGCCCACCCCCAGATCAAGGGGCGCCAGGGTCGCGGCCAGCTCGCCGATCTCGTCCCCAATACCGATGTCGCTGGCCGACACCCGGGGCACCCAGTGCCACCTACCATTAGACTGCCGTTCTGGCCCAACTGGATTGGCAGACCACTTACCGCCCGGTCGCCTGGGAGGGGCGGTCGGGTCGGGAGTCCAAGGCATCTATTCCTCGGCAGCGGGAGTGGGTTCGAGGAATTCGAGGTATTCCTCGGCGCTGCCCTGGACGGTGACGGTGTACGGCCCGGCGAATGTCATTTCGACACCGCCGTCGGAGACGTTGCGCATGCTCAGGGTGAGCGGCTTGAACCACACGTCCGAGCCGTCGAGTTCCTTGGCCTTGACGAAACCGCCCTTGGCCTGTGCGAAATTCATGGCTCCCCTTTATATTTGGCTTCGATTGAGCAGCGAAAGGGACAGGTATGTTGCAGTGCCCGCCGAGTCTCCGGTGACCTGCCGGGTTGTTGCGTTGGACCCGATGACCTGACCGCCGCGCACGACATCGTTTGCGTTGAGGTAGATGACGAAAGAGTCCGACAGTGCCAGCACCGGCACCCGTAGATCAACACTTCCATCGCCGGAGTTGGATCGCGAGTATTGCTGCGGTAAACCGAGTTTCGATACCACTGTGGTGCTGTTGATGAATATCGCCGGGCTCGCAGTTCCCGAGCTGTTGGTGGAGCTTGTGTCGATGTTCGACTTGGTGGACACCTTCGCTAAATACCAGCCGCTCAGCGAGACCGTCATGGTGCCGTTCGTCAGGTTGCAGGCGATGTCGGGCGTCGCCGCCTGAACGACGGTGTAGAAGCTGCTCGGCAATACTGTTGTGCCCGTTGCGACCGTTACGGCCGTTGCGTTGGTGCGGGCCATGACGGCGCCGGACCCTAGGTAGATGGGTTCGATGTAGTCCGACAACGTGATTGACGCGACTCGCAAGCTGTCATAGGTGACGGTGCCCCGGAAGATTCCGAGGTCGTTGGTGACGCGCCGCATGACGAACCCGCCGCCGTATCGCGTACTGGCGCCGAACGTCACCGCCGAGGAGGTGACCGACAGGACGGTATTGCTGTTGACTGCCAGCGTCCATGTCGTGCCGACGTTGTGCGCCTCCACCAGGGAGCCCTGCCCCAGCGACCCGGACCATGTGCCGTCAGGGAACGCCGTGAATGTGAGACTGGCGCCCGAGCGGGTGTAGCTGCCGATTGTTGCGCTGCCGTTGTCGATCTTGAGGCACGCACCCGATGTGAATCCCGAATCTGAGTGAAACAGATGGTATTCGGGCACATCTGGAGAGCCGCCCTGATCGCCCAGCACCACGGCCAGGCTCTGATCGTCGGTGCTGTATTGCCTGTTGCAGGTGACAACATAGGTACCGTCTGGTTTCGACGCGGCGATACCGGCGTACCCGTTGTTGCCCCGCACTTTCAGATCAGCGCCGGTGAACTCGACGGGCAGGGCCGCGCCGTCGGCACCACCGAACACCGTGGTGTAGTTCAGGCCACCGCCGGCCGCATTCTGCTGCCCCTGCGACTTGGCCAGCTGGGCGTTGGCCGCTGCCGCCGCAGCTGCCGCCTGTGCGGCTATCTGCGCGGTGAGTGTCGCCTGATTCTGGACCTGCAAGTTGGACAACCCTGACCCGATGAGGCCGAGACCATTGCCGATCGCGTCTAGCGCGGCTCCTACACCACTCACGGCCGCGGAGATGCTGCCAGTGATCGCATCCCCGGCGATATCGCCGCCTGAAGTAAGTTTCTGCGTCTTATTCTTGTTGGCCCCAAACCAGGTCGCGATGGCTGCGACGAACCCGTTGATCGGCGTCACCACCAGTCCGTTGTAGATATCGGACAGCTGATTGAAAGTGGTTTCGAGATCTTGAATCTTGAACTGCGGCAACGTCGGAATGTTCCCCAAGCCGATCAGACCCAGGATCTCCGATGCAGTGATCTTCCCGTCGGCGGTGATCGCGGCGAACCGCTGTTCGAACTGCGCCAGGTCAGAGTTCGCTTGTCCGCCGATAGCATCGAAGAACGATCGGAACTTGCCCAGCACCGGCCCCAGATTTGACATCGCCGAAGCAACATTCGAAAAATGCACCGGCCCACCCGAGGCGCCCTCGGTGATCACCAACGTCACCGTTGCCCACCTGACCGAACCATCAGCCGGAACGGTCCACGATCCCGTCAAACTGGCACGCACCCATGCCGAGTCCGCGGCCACCGGCTGTACCTGCTTGATGACGATGTCGGGCAACTTGGTGCCATCGAGGGCGAACGGGGTGATGCACAAGCGGATCGGATTAGACCCCGCGGCCGCCGTGAGGCCCTGCCACATCGCCGATGCGGCCACGTCCACGGTCTGACCCGGTGCCACCTCGAAAGGGTCTTTGATGCTGATCGCGTACAGATGGCCGTCAGCGTTGACGAAGATCGACTTGCCCGACAGGTGCCCGTTCTGCGCGGCGTCGAAATGCCAGAACGGGTTACCCTCGACCACCGACGGATCGGTGAAACCACCCGCACCGTCGGTCAAATCCTTCGCCACGTCAGCTACCCATGCCGCGGGGATGACGCCCTTGAAGAACTGGCTGACCGCCTTGGCGATGGCCGCAAATAGGTTCTGCCAACCCTCTTCGATCTCGGCCAGGGTCGGCCACCCGACATCCTGACCGGAGGCCAGTTGCAGCAGTCGGCGTATCGGCATAAACACCTGCTGTATCGCCAACAGGGTTTCGTCGTCACCGTCGTAGGTGCCCATGATCGCCTCGGCCAGTCCGACGAATTGGCCGACGACGGGAAGGCTCTCGATGAAATCGAGCAACAGGCCGGGTAGGTCTTCGGGCCCCTGAATGTCGTTCGGGTCCGCGTTGGCGACATGGGAATTGAATCCGGCGAAGAGCTTCGTCAGGATCCCAAACGGCGACAAATCCTCGAGCGGATTACCGCCGGTGGAGCCGTGGAAGGTGCCAGGCAGGCGGTCGGCAGCGCGGTTGCGCATCGCCGTGGGCGTCAAGTCCTGCACGGTCTCGGCCAGGTTCTCGAGCGTCAGTGCGCCGGCGGGAAGGTTGTGCACGCCACCGGGAGTGGTCAACGCCGCACCGCCCTGGATGCCTTCGGGATCCGCTTCGGGCACGTGGGCGCGGTGGCGGTCATCTCCACGTGGGGATCAGCCTCGGTGTGCTGGGGCTGCTCGGGGAGCTTGATCGACTCCTGCCGTACCCCGTCGGTGATCCAGGCCGGCGCGTGCACGGCTGAGGGGTCGACGTGCTCGGTCTGCCGGATGCCGAGGGCTACCAGCTGAGAAGCGAGGTCGGCGACCCATGGCTGTAGCACGGTCAGCGGCATTTCGGTGGCGGTCAGCAGTGCTGAGGCCAGCGCGCCGCCGACGGCCTTGGTCTGTCCTTCGATGTCGTCGGCTGCCGGGATCTTCTTGGGGATAACCTGGGCTTCGACAACCTTGTCGGCCAGCGCTTTTGCCTCTTCCGGCGAGATACCCTCTGTCACCACAGTCCTATCTGTTGTAGGCCGCTCATGGTTCGGCTCATCAGTTCGGCCATGCGCTCGATCGCGTCCTTCTCTTGACGGGTGTCGCCGAATGCGCCCTCGATCGCCAGCGGCTTGCCCTGACCCCAGTTGATGTCCAGAGAGCGGCAGCGCCGCACGAACACGCGCGGCATGAGGTACTTGCTGGTGCCACCCACGCGGTCACCGAGCCACCAGTGCCCAAATCCGTTGTCGCCGATCAGCCACGGCGAGGCATTGGCTACCGTCAACGTGAATGCGGTATCCGGGTCAGTCTCTCGCCTGCGCCGACGAAGATCCATCACAGAGGCCGCGGTGAATGCCTGCGTGACGTTCGTGCTCGTGGTCTCCAGGTAGTGCCCCCAACCCTGCCGACTCGTCCGCAGGAGCAGTGGCACCGACATGTTAGCCAGGATCGAATCGCGGTAGATCGGCTCCAGAAACGCGTTGATCGCGCCACCGAGCGAGCCGACCGAAACGTTGAATCCAACGGCAACACTGATCGTCGCTGAGATGTTGTCTCCCAGAACGTCGCCGCCGTATTGGATTGCAGCACTAATTAATTCGTTCACACCCGGCATCGACTGGCCACCCACCGTAATACGGCCGGGACCACCGGGCGAGCGCGAGAAGTTCGATGTTTGGATGCCGGTGATATCGCCGTCCCGGTACACCACGTATGGGTGCGCGGCCTCGGTGCCAAGGATGCCCGGCAGTCGGTACCCGGTCTCGTCGATCGTGTCCCCAGTGAACAGGTCGTAGCTGTCTTCGACGTGATTGGAGAGAACATCGGCGATTGTTCGAGTCAGGCCAGTAAGCAGATTGCCGCCAATGGATGTGCCCGTGCGGAACCCTGACTTGTCGACGATCCGGACGAACAGCGTGCCGGTGCGCCAGTTGGTTCCTGCGCCCGGCCACGGTTCGGGATCGCCCCTCTTATAGCGTCGCAGATCCCACTGCAGCTCGGCATCTTCCATGATCGGGGCGGCCACGTCGAAGATCGACGTCTTGATGCTGCCGACCACTAGCGACAACGGCGCCGCCGAATCGCCGAACGTGCGTGGCACGATTACGATTTGCGACTGCTGCCAGATGTTGAGGAATATGTCGACCAGTTCGGCAATGTTCCAGTTAGCGGGGTCGAGCAGCTTAAACAGGGTGGCAATGTCAATGTTGGTCAGCTGCAACCGAAGTAGGTTCGCAGCCATCGTCAGCAGGATTCCATGGTCAGCTTGGGCTAGTAGCATCCACGCCTTTGGCTGCTGGATAAGTGACAATGGAAGGAACGGATTACCCGCTGTGTGAACGAATTTCAGCTCCTCGATATCGTCCAGGAAGTCGATGATGACCTCATCGCCCGTCGGGCCGCGCTGCACGGTCACGCCGTTCTTGGACTTCATGCGCCCGCCGATACGGGCGCCCATAGTCTCTACGATGATGTGAATGTTGCTGGTACCGCGCGCATCTTCGTCCAGAGCCCAGAACGCCGCCCACGTGCCGCGCCGGTCATCCAGATCGATTGGGAGCCGAAGCGAAATGGTTCCGGTCTGGTTGACGGTCGGATTGACGCGCCCACCCAGCTCACCGCGTACCGTGCCGCGGTACACCCAATCGCCGTCGTAAAGCTCGATATGCGGCGGGTCGTAGGCGCGTTCGATGCGGTACTCGCGCACCTCCCGCGCCCACGCCGAGAAGTCGTCGTGATCGGTGCCGGTGAACGGCTCGGCGAACGTGGCGACGGTCACGCTGCCACCCCGTACCGATCGCGCTTGACGTGGCAGGACCGGCATAGCGGGTCATACCTCTGCGGGTCAGGCGAGTATGGGACGGGCTTCTTCCCCTCCCATAGTCCGACCCCCGTGTGGAACAACAGGTTCGGGTCGGAATGGTCGTAGGACCACGCGTGCGCTGGCGCGCCGCATTCGCTGCACGGATGATTTTTCGCCGCACCGTATGTCGCTCGCACGCGCTGATGAGCGGTGCTGTAGGCGATTGTGGCGCGGTCGGGCCACGGCATATCGGCAGGACGTCCACCTTCGCCGTATCGGATCTTCGCGCGTGCCGAGAGCGCTTCGGCATTCTCGGCACGGTATTGCCGCCTAAGCTCACGGGAGGCTTCGACATCGGCGTGGTACGCCCTGCGCTTGCCTGCTAGTACCTTCTCGCGATTGGCAGTTCGATACTGATTCTGGCTCGCCAGAATCGCTGTCTTGTTGGCCTCGTAGTGATCACGCTTGCACGCTTTGCACCAGCATTGCAAACCATCACTAGATCGGGTGTGCTTGCCGAATTCACCGCCCGCCTTTGTCAAATGGCAACGTGTGCAGGTCTTCTCGATGATCACTGGGTCAACCCACTTTCCGCCGACCAGAAACGGCGTTGCCGTAGTGTGGCTTTGGCCCCCGATGGGCCCTGGCACACGACGGGCATCTGCACCGGGTCATCCTCGGTGCCGGTGTACTGGGGTACCGGGTAGAGCGGCTCAACCCCGTTGAACAGTCCGGCAGCATTCGACAGATCAGCGCTCAGGTAGGTGTCCATGAACGGGTCGGACATCACGGACAGCAGTTGGGTGAGCTGCGGCGTGACGATCATTCGGGCCGCGTCGGCGCCCACCGGGCGGTTCCACTTACGTTCCTGACCGAACGCGAAGTCGGGGAACTGCCATGAGATCGCCGGGTCGAGTTCCCATTCCGGCCACTCGTCTTGATCAGTCGGATTCCAAACGTCGAACCATCCGGTATTGGGGTTGGTCACCACGCGGGCGATGTGGATTCCGGCGGTCGATTTCCCGGTGAACAGCGCGACTAGGAACCCATTCAGCGGCCCCGTCATGAAGGACAGCGCGTACCCGAACAACGTGGCGGTTACCGTAACCCCGCCAGTGCCGATGTTCGACAGCTGCTCGATGGCTTGCCGCAGCGTCGATGCTGACGATACGAAAGAGATTGGTGCGGTGGTCTGTCCACCGATACTGATCGTGTACGACAGGGTGCCCAGGGTGATTGAGAACGACAACGGCGCAAGCGATGTCCCGTCGACCGTCAGCGTTCCGGGGCATGTTGCCGGCGTGCGAACGGTCCAGCGCCCCGGATCGCCCGACACGGTGACGTTCCCGACGCCGATGGTCGGCAGGGCTTCCAATGCGGCCTGAACGGTTGCAGCGTTCGCGTCGTATGGGATCGGGGTGGTCAGCTCGGCCGCGCCAGTGGTCACCCAACCGAGCTTGAACGTGCCCGACGTAGCCGCCAGATAGACGGTGAAGTTGCCCGGGTTGATCCACTCGGAAACGTCTTCGGCGCTTTCGTACATGGGGTTGTAGGCGTGCGCCGAGACCACCGCGTGATACACCTCGTCGATATCGGCGTCGAAGCCGTCCTCGGTGGTGTACGCAATCTCCTTGGCCAGCTTCAAATACAGGAACCGCGGGCCCGATGGCCCGTTCCATGTGCACTTGACCTTGCGCAAGTTGTACGGCGTGCCCCAGAGCTTTTGAAACCGGGGCCGCGATTCCGGGGTCAGCCAGAACGGCAGAATCGGGTTGCGGATCGGCACCTCTTCACCGACCGGACGACCGCCGGGCTGAAAGGCCCCGGACTGCGTACGAACCGTAAACCCGGTGTCGTACATACCCTTCGGATCAACATCAAGCACGATGAAGTCATCGCGCAGATAGATGTCATCGGTTGGCGCGGATACCACCATCGGCGCCACCACCGAGTCACCGTTAGACGATTCCAGCGTGATCGTCGCAACTGCCACGTCAGTACCTATCCAATCTCGCTGCAGCAATTTCGTTTTTCCTGCGATCCCACATCGCCACCGCGTCGGTGGTGTCAAAAGCGCTGATCGTGGTGTTGAACACCGGCCCCGGCTGCGCGCCGCCCCGTGTGCCATGTGCCGTCCCCACAGGAACCGCCGCGGGCGCCGGCACAGCGGCCGACGTGGCAATGGGGGCCGCACCGCCGTATCGGCCGACGCCGCCACCGTCAGGTGCGGCACCGGGGCCACCGCCGGATCCGCCAATGGAAATACCGCTGACGAACTGAGAGATGCCCTTGAGCCACCCCGGCGAATCACCGACACCGAGCACACCGAGCGCCGAAGACACCTGCCCGCCGACCGCCGCGGCGGCTGCGTTGCCGAACTCGAATGTCCGCTCCGGCTGACCCGGCACCTGCGACTTGACACCCATGCCACTGAGCCCAATCCCCGACAGCCCGGAAATGGACGACGGCAGATTGAACCCGCCGCTACCGGTGGACGATGCGCCTCCACTCGGCGCAGCGGCGCTCACCGCTTCCGTGCCGCCGGACGAGACCGTGGCATCGCCGACGGGTGGATTGACGCCCGCGGCCACATCCTGCCCGGTCTCGGCACCCTTGGATTTCAGCGCACCGAGTAGGCCATTGGTGATACCCGGCCCAGAGAAGATGTGCACGTGATCCATGTGGTTCTGTGTTGGGTCTCCATTGGCGCGGGTGGCCATCTTCTCTGAGCGGCCGCCCGGGTACCAGAGTTTCTGTTGCCAGATAGCCCATTTCAGGTCGATGGCCGAGGCGTTGTCGACGGCGAAGTCCTTGACCGCATCGCCCTTGGCCTTGTCGCTGGTCATCACATCCAGCGCGCGACCGGTGGAGTGCTCGCCGTACTTGTCCGCGGGGCGCCAGCCGCCGATGTTCGTGATACCGAATCGCTCGCTGATGATCTTGCGCAGCTGCGCGCTGCCGGCGACCAGGCCGCCGCCGCTGTAGCCGGGCAGCTTGCCCTGGTTGTTCAGGTAGTCCAGCAATCCGGGGTATGCATTCTCAATACCCTTGCGTGACTTGGACTTGATGACGAACTCATCGCCATGCACCACGCCCGCTATCCGGCTGATCGGCGCATTGCCGGTGTAGCCCCCGCCGTCGAATTTCGGCACGTGCGGCAAGCTCACCTTGCCAACGCCCGGAACGTCGACGCTCAGCGTGTCCGCGAATGCATTCCATTTGTCGCCAATCCAGTTCAGCACCGCGACAAGGCCAGCTTTCAGCCCGTCCCACATACCCTTTGCGACATTCGAGATTGCGCCGGGTAGGCCCTTGATGAAATCGACCATGGCCGTGAACTTCTCGCGCACGCCATTCCAGACGTTCTGCGCGGAGGTGACCAGCCAGTTCCACCCTTCGCCGATCGCCTCCCACGCCTTCTTCAGCGCAGGCCAGGCGGTGTCCGTGAACCACTTCACGACGGCCTCGGCGGCAACCTTGATCGCCTTCCAAGCGGCATCAACGATCGCACGGAATGTTTCAGAGTGCTTGTAGGCGTAGATGATTCCTGCCACGAGGGCGGCCACTGCCACCACAATGAGACCAATCGGGTTGGCGGTCATCGCGGCATTCCATAGCCACTGCGCGGCGGTGATCGCCTTAGTAGCACCGGCCAGGATCGCCTGACCTGCCGCGGCCAGTGTTGCCCCCGAATTGATAGCCAGCAGCAGCGGAGCCGTCATACCCAGCGCCGTGTTCAGGTTGTCGACAACGCCCGAACCCCATGCGCCGTCACCGCCTAGCAGTTCCTTGGTCGATGACAGCGCGCCAGAGATGTCAGTGACCTTAGATGACAACGAATCAGCGAAGCCTTGGAACTTCGTAGAGACCTTGCCCAGTCCACTGCCCAGCGAATTACCTAGCGAGACAGCGATACCCGCACCTACGTTAGCTTTGTCCACCACACCGACAAGACTCCGCTTGACCGCCTCCCCGGCCTTGTCGTACCGCCCATTGCTCACCGCATTCAGGATCGATGTCACGATGGCCGCGCCAGTGCCAGCGCCTACCGCCGAACCCAAGCCAGGGAGGGTGCTGCGCAGTACGTTGCCGATCGAGCCAGCGATACCGTCCATCCCAGTCGGGATGGTCTTGGCGATCTGTTCGCCGATCGCACGGCCCGCGAGCGCGCCCGCCTCCGCTCCGGCGTTGGTGATCGCCGCCTGCTCGATCTTCGGGACAACCTTGACATCGCCAGTGTGCTTCTCGACCGTCTCCTTGGTCTGCTTACCCGCGGTCTCGGCGGCGGGCTGGTCGACCTTCGGCCTGACCGCAACCTCGGCGGTCTGCTTCTCGATGGTTTCCTTGACCTGCTTACCGGCGGTGTCGGCAGCCTTCTGGTCGACCTTGGGTGCGATCGAGACGTTGACGACCTTGCCGTCGATCTGTTGGTCGATCGCTTCGGTCACACCCTTGAGTGAGGGAATGATCTGAAGTGTCGCGTATCCGATGGTTGTCACGTATGTTTCACCTCCACAACAGGTTTCATTGCCATATGGCTACTTGGTGTAGCCGCTCTTGCGTTTCAGGAACATCGCCTTGAGCGCTTTCTTCGCGGCGGCAACGGCTTTGGCGACCATTGCGGCGCGCGTCGGATGGTCGATGTTCTCGGGCACCTTGTCCGGGTCGCCGAGCAGCTTGACCATTGCCGCCCACACATCAGCGATGAGGTGATCGGTGATCGTCCATCCAGGCTGACCGTCATTGACGGCTGCTACCGTCCGCGAATGAGGCGGCAGGTGGCGCACCAGGACGCCGAGACGGCGGATAGACATTGTGCCGCGGTACAAATCGGTGAGATCAAGTCCGTTGTAGAACTGGGCTAGGTCGGCCTCTACTTCGTCGCCGTGCTCGTCGAGCAGGCTTAAGAGGCCGATTATTCCCCCGAGAGCTCCAACAGCTTGGCGCCGATGTCCGCGAAATCTCCCACAGTCGGGCTTGTTGCCAGGAACGCCGCCCACTGTTCGGATCCGAGAAGCATCTCGGTGCCGCCGAGTTCGTCGCCGTCCTTGAGCTTCATGTAGGCGGCCAAGGGCACAGCGTTCCCGAATGGGACTCGCAACGTGATCCCGTTCTGCTCGATGTCGACGTATCCGTCGGCCTCGGCTTGACGAATCGCCGCCGACTTCTTCGCCTTGTGATCCTGTGGCTTGGGCGCATTGGCGGGAACTGCCCTGCGCGGCGCGCTTTTACGTGGTGCGGTCATGACTTTCGACTCCTTGACATGGGGTCCGACTCTGGTGTTGTGGAGCCCCCGCCCTGGCCGGGGAGTCGGTTCACGGCCAGAGCGGGGTGCTTGCAGCTACGAGACGGTGACCGTGCCACCGGTGCCGGTCGCGGAAACACCGGTGACCGGTCCGGTGAAGATGGCGACTAGTGGGCCGCCGTCGGGGCCCTCGACCGTCACGCCAGGCGCATCGAGGGCCTGCACGGACTCCAGGTTCCGCAACGCGGACTGCAGCGCATACGCCGTCTTCGCCGTGATCGAGACCGTGGTGTCATCACCCACCGTTGCCGTGTACGCAGTCACGCCCGCACCGATGGTGAATGTCTTGGTGACGTCATCGGCAGTGCTGCTGTCCAGGTACTTGAACACGTCGCCGTTCGCGTCAGCGGTGTGATGCACGGTGATCTCCGCGAATGACAGCTCGCCGTCGATGATGCCGCCGTGGCTCTTGAGTTCAGCCAGGGCCGGGCGCAGCGCCACCCACACACGGGTGATGTCCTCATCGACGAACCGGTACAGCACGTAGATCTGCACATCCTTGGGGATGCCCAACTTGTCCGGCGTCGACCCTGGCAGCACTACCTTGCGGGTGACGGTGTTGTACTCCAGCGCGGTAAAACCGCTCTTGAGCTTGCCCTTGCGGAACTTCGTACGGAAGTTCGGATGTCCGAACGCGTCGTATTCCTTGACCTCGCCGGACGGGTCGAGCGGGATGCCCTTCTTGTCGTCGATCAGGCCGGAGAACTCCCAGCCCTTGGTCCCGGGGTCGTCGGTGGCGTTCGTCGGGATCAGGGCGGCGATGTTGTTGCCTGGGACATCCTGCTTGAGTACCAGCCAGACTTCGGCCTTGTCGGGGATGACGGTGGCGTCGGGATTGATGGTTGCAACCATTGTTGATTCCCTCCTTAAGGGCATGAGAGCCCTTGCGGGCCAACAAAAAACCCCGCCAGGTAGACGGGGTTGATCAGTGCGCTACCGCGCGGTTACTGAGTACGGACCCGAGTCCGCACGGTGAATGAGATGAGGTCACCGGCAGTGCGCGAGTCGCGCGCCTCGAGGAACGCGGTGCCGGGCAGGATCGCTGCGATGCCTGGTATCCGCGTGGTGAGCAAGCGGGGCATGGCCGCGTAGGCGTACTTCGTCTCCCGGCCCGATGTCCACGACGTGACACGAATGGTCGGGTCGGTTGCCGCCGGCCACATGTCCAACGTGCTGCCGTCATCGGCAACCAGCAGCACCGGATCCGAGTGCAATGCCCAATCGGCTGGCAGCTCCAGACGCACCGAAAGTTCCGGAAACCGGCTCGCGAGATCGGCTTTGAGCCAGTCCTTGATCAGCCGCGCAACGTCGACCGGCTCACGTGTCACTGGCTGTGTCACCGGCCGGCCTTGCGTTGTGTCCGCCGCGCAGCCGCCCACGCCTCGTTTGCGTCGCCGGACGTCTTCGCCTCCGCGGGCGTCGCCTTAGGCCGCGCCTTGCGCCCCTTCCCGCGACTGCGCTTCTCTGTGGCGGGCTTCGGCCGCACGTCCAACCCGGCAGCCGCAGCGGCACGGGTGAGCGCGCCGTCCTTGGCCTGCATCTCGGCGGGCACACTCACCGAGGCTGCGGCGCGGTCAGTGGTGTAGATCTTGACCTGGGCGCCCTCGCCGATGTCGTCGGCAACCTGGCCTGCCAGATCCTTGATCACGCCGGCTGCCAGTTCCTTGAGCACTTCGGCGCCGCCATCGCGGTCCAGAACGAAACTCATCCCTGCCCCCGCACGCACAGCACCTCCAGGCCACCGCGGCCCGAGAGCATCCAGTCGTTGACGATGATCGGAAAACGGTTGCCGCGCACTGTCAATTCATCGCCGTTGATCAGGTCGGTACTAAGGTCGAAGTAGACCGTGCATGCGATGTCCTCTCCGCTGCGCGCACGCTCTTGGCGGTGCCCCTGCCCGGTCTGCGAACCGCTGCCGGGTGCTACCGCTATGGCTGTCAGAGCGGTGTCGGTGGCCTCGGTCAGTTGACCGTTTTCGTCGCGGCCTGCGCCGCGGTGCCGGATCACTTGCTCGCTCACGGCTGCGGCTCCAGCCGGTACAGGTCCAGAATCGCCAGCTCCGTCATGGAAAATGCAGACCCCGCACCAATTTTCATTTCGGGCCAGCGAAACGGCCCAACGGCGATCGGCTCCTCGCCGGTCGGGGCTTTCGACATGCGATCGATGTACGAGAGCACCGCGGACTCGAAATCGGCGGCCTCGGCGAACCCGTGATCCATCGTCACCGAGATCGCGCCCAGCTTGCTCGACCACAACGCCCCGGACTTCTTGCGCACCAACCCGGTCTTGGACCACTCCAGACTGCCGAGGTTGAGGGTGACGCCATCTTCGGACACGCTGATCAACTCGACGAGCCGGAGAGTCGGCAGCCGTAGTAGCGACCCTCCGGGCCCGTCGAGCCCGACCTCGTGCCCTTGCTTGACGGGAGTGACATGCCAGCCGCACCAGCGCTGGACTGCGGCCAGCCCTGCTGCCAAGTTCCGCTCAGTCTCCGAATCATCGGCGGCAAGACGGTCTTTGGTGTACTCCGCCAGCGCGACGGCTGTAAGTGCCATCAATCCTGCTTGTTCGCCGCGGCCGGACGTGCCTTGTTGGCCGGGGCCTTGGCGGCCTTGGCCGCGGGCTTCTCGGCCGCCGCCAGCAGCCCTCGGCGCTTGGCGTCCTCGTCGTTGAGCAACAGCGTCGTTTGTACGCCGTTGACCACCACGTTGTACTTCTTCACCAGTCCTCCTTGAGGTGGGGCCGGGGACAGCCACGACGGACCATCCCCGGCCTCTACTCCAATCAGTGCCATTTAGGCGGTCAGATCCACCGACACGAACGCGGGCGGGCGGGTCACGCCGAACGCGACGCGCTCCTCGCCGAGCACCGCGACCAGGTTGCGCACAAAGAAGTCTTCGTGCGAATCGGTCATGGTGACCGTGGTCTGCTCGCGGTCCCACAAGACGGCCTTCTTGTAGTCGCCGAGCAGGCCGGTTCCCTCGGCCTGCGACTCAGACTCGATGACCGGGATACCCCACAGGGTCCGGTTGGTGATCGACTGCGGGCCGCCGTAGTAGTAGCGGTTCTCGCCGTCCTTGAGCAGGTCCAGAGCCTCGGCATCGGCCGGGTTGAACACCCACGCGTTCGGGTTGACCCGGCCCACGTGGCGGGCCTTCGTCACGGCCTTGCGGGTCGTGGTGAAGAAATCCGTTGTCCAAGCCTGGGTCTGAATACCCGAGGTGTTGTTGATGCCGGCGATGTTCTCCCCGGATCCCGAGCCGTTGAGGATCTGATCCTCTTCCTTCTCGGCGACGTCCTTGCTCAGTTCGTCGTTGATCAGCCCCTCGAGCTGGGCGACGTCGGCAAGGGCCCGCTTGGTGATCGGCACCCACTCGGCGATCGTCTTGACGGTGGTCGAAACGATCTCGAATGCCCACGAGCCCTCGGGCTTGTAACCGCCACCGGCGACGTTGACCGTCGGGCCGGCCGAACCCGGGGCGGTCGGGCGTGCCGAGCTGGTCGCTTCGGGCACCACATCAGCGGCGTTGGTGTGGCTGGTCTGCCGCACGAATTCCACGGTGTCGCTGCCGGTGCGGCGCGTCGAGATCAGGTCGCGGATCTTGAGTTCCTTGCGGCCCAGCATCTCCACGATGTCGGTGCGCTCGTTGACCACGAACGCGCCGCCGGATGTCGACGAGGCGCCGGTGATCAGCGACTTGACGGCGATCGGTGCCGAGGACAGGTGCGAGCCCTTGGGGATGCTGATCTGCCCGCCATGGGTGAACGGGCTCAACATGGCCTTGAACTCAGGCGAGCCGACGACCGCCATACCGAGGTTCTGCGCCTTGGCCTTGTAGTCGCCGCCGTCGCTGGTCTCGATCGGATTGCCGATCTGGTCGCCGAGCGCCTTGGCCTGGTCGATGACCGCGATATCGGCCTTGGTGACCTTGATCTGATCCAAGACCTGCGTGGCCTTGCCCATCAGGTCGTTGTATTCGGTGGTGTCGGCTTCGGGCCATTCGGATTGCCCAGTCTGGGTGTGCTTCTCGGCGATCTCCCGGGCCTTGGCCAGAAATCCGTTCCCGTCCTTCTGGAGCTGGGCGAGCTTCTCTTGCAGTGTCGTCATGTCGATCTTTCTCCTTGGGTTGGTTAAGTGCTCAGCGCGAATTCCGCGGCGAGCCTGTCCAGCGCCGAGGTGTCGACGGACGACTTCTGGCTGGCCTCGCGCGGCTGTCCCGGCTGCGTATCCGCTTCCGGCGCTTGGCGAGACGGACCGCTATCGCTGGCCTTTTCCTCGTCTGATGTGCTTTCGAGAGCTGACAGCACGCCGCTGATCGCGGTATGCGCCTCACGTAATGCGCTCTCATTTTTGGCCGACAGCACGCGGCCAGCTTTGACCTCGTGTGACATCAGGTCGATGATCGACTTGACTGCCACCACGGAGGTGTCTTGATTCGCACCGATGGGCACGAATGAGAATTCGTAAACTTTCAGCTCACGCAACTCATTTGCGCGCACACCGTTTTCGAGTTCAACGCCCGCCTGGTCGATCGTGTCGTAGGCGAATGACAACTGATTGAGCCTGCGGCCCTTGACCAGCCGGTAGACATGGGGGCCCTTCGGCGATTCGAGATCGAACAGACCCTTGACCCACCAGCCGTGCTCGTCCTCACCCATGTCCTCGTGGCCGGCCACGTAGAAGTCCGGGTCGTCCATCCGGTGACCGAACAAGCCCGGCAGCACCAGGCCGGAGTTCTTCCACGTCGCGATGGTCTTGAGGAATGCGCCTGGGGCAACAATGTCGCCGTAGCTGTCGGGCTGCTTGATGAATGTCGATGGGTAGACGATGAATTCGCCTTCCTTAAGTCCATCGTCGGGACCGGCCTTGACCTGCCCGATTGGGGTGTTCTTGGTGAGCATCAGCCCTCCTGCGTGTTGTCGGCCGTCGGCTTGTCGGTCGGAGTCATCAGCGGAGCCGGGTTGGGCTCTGCGGGGATCGGGTTCTGATCACCGTTCTGGGTGACGTTCAGCGGGCGGATCAGTTCGTCGCCGTCGTCGACGGGTGGCAAGTTCGCAAGCGAGCGGCCCTCGTTGATGGTTCTCCATGGCCCGCCAACGGATTGGGTGATCGAGGCGTCGCGCTTCTCGACGTTGCCACTGAGCTTTTCCATCAGGTTGAACTCGACGTAGAACTTCTCGGGCTTGCTCTCGAAATCGGGGAGCAACTGCAGCAGGATCTCGTCTTGGATCATCGTCAGCCATGGGCCGAGGGTGTCCTGATACAACATCTGGTGTTGCTCTTCGATATTCGAGAACGTCGCGTGATCGAGAATCCCGATCATCGGCGGTGGGATGAAGTACGACCGTGCAACCTCTTCGTCAGTGAGCTTGCGAGACTCGATGTACTGCAAGTCTTTCGCCGTCTGCGAGGCCGCAACGAACGTCATACCGTCTTCGAGCAGCGGTGTTCCGCCGGCATTGGCCGCCATCGCGCCCGCGTACTCGGACTGCCACTCGCGTTTGAACCGGGCCCGGGCATCTTCGGACCACTTCGGGGCGTCGGGTGCCTTGGGGCGGGAGATGTACCCGGAGTGCCGGGCGCCGTTGCGCATGATCTGGTCGCGCATCTCCGAGGCGGTCCAGTCCTCGCGCAAGATCTGTCGCAGGGATTCCAGCGGGGACACACCCGAATCGGAGATGCCACCGTAGCCCCGGAAGTACACCACCTCATCGGCTGGGATCAGTCTCGTGCTCTTGGTGCCGCGGAACTCGAATTGCTCAGGGGTTAGCCAGTTGTCACCCTTCGGCGTGATCAGCGGCGCCGGTAGATGCACCAGGCGTGGCCCGTCCCCGGTCTTGATCTTCCACCAGTATGCGCAGTCATAGATTGCGAAGTCGTGCACCAGCGTGTTCAGGAACCGGTACCGCGTGGTGAAACTGTTGGGCTGCTGCAATAGTCGCGCCAGCGCGTGATCGGTCAGGCGCTTGCGGTCGTTGTCGCCGCGGCGCTCGAACATGTGGATACCGAGCTGGGCGATGTTGCGGGCCAGAAACGACACCGTGCGCCGCACTGACGGCTGCTTGCGCCACAACTCGAAATAGTCCATGGCAACCCACGGCGACAGCTCAATTGCCCGGATGGGGGTGATACCCGGTCGGGACATGCCCCGCACCGAGCCCTCAGAGACGACGAACGCCATGACACCGCCTCTCAGAGCATCTGCACATAGTCGACATTGGCTCGATCAATCCGAACTTCACCGTCGGCGGGCATTACGTGTTCGACGCCCGGCTCATGGACCAGGGCGCCGCGCAGGATCATTCCGGCGCGACCATCGAGGGTGCACACACCCTCAATTGCGTTGCCACTGAACAGGTTCACCAATACCTTGCGACCTGTGGCCGTGTAGCGACGTTTAAACAATCATCAGCCCTTCGTCTTCGTAGGCACTCGTGCCCTGTGCCTCGCGGGCGGCCAGCGCGCGCGAGAGTGCCATGATCAGTCCCACCACGCCGTCGATCTTGTCGCCGGCATTGGCCTTGTCGGGCTTGACGTTTCCCGCTGGGTCCATCGCAATTGCGAAGTTGTCGATCTCCCAGCGCAGCAGCGGATTACCGCCGTGCCGGATCATTGGTTTGACGGGCAACCCGTTCTCGTCGGTCCGGGCGCCCAACCGGATCAATCGCTGCAGATCCTTGGTTGGTGCGCTCATCGAGGCGAATCCTTGGCCCATGGTGAGCATTGGGGCGCCGTCGCTGGTCAGGTTGTTGATCAGCTGGTTGGCGTTCCATCGGTCGTAGGCGCATTCCTGCACCAGGAACTCGTCACGGTCTCGGGCGATCTGCGCCTCGATGAAGTCGTAGTCGGTGACGTTGCCTGGGGTGGTCGTCAGCCAGCCCTGTTTGACCCATGTCGAGGCCGCGTTCGCGGTGCGCTCGTCGAGCGCGGCGATGGAATCCTCTGGCGCCCAGTGCCGGGCCAGCACCTCGAATGCGCCGTCGCCGGTGGGGAATACCCACACCAGCGCCGTGAGGTCCGAGGTCGACCCCAAATCCAGCCCGCCGTAGCACTCCCGGCCAGCCAGCCGCGACGGGTCCACGATCGAAGCGTTGGCGTCCCAGTCCTCAATTTCGAAGTACCGGGTTTCCTGCTTGGTCCGAATACCCAAGTGCAGCCGCAGGAACCGCGCCAGCTCGGCCGGACTGTCCTTGGCCTTCTCCGCGGCCTCCAGCATGAACCGCTTCGTCGGGCTGATCCCATAGCCGGGATTGGACTTGCGCCAGGTCGATTCGGCGAACGGGTCATCGCCCTTGATGAGCTTGCCGTTTTCGTACACGGGCTTCTCGGCGGCGAACACCACGCCGTAGGTGCTCGGCCGCTTGAGCACCCCGCGCGCCAACTTCTCGATTAGGGAACGCTTCTCGTCGTACGGCGTGTGCCGGCGGCCAGCGTCCGCGGTCGTGATGTAGATGATGAGCGGCTGCTCACGAGAGCCGGTGCCGGTCTCCAGTGCCTCGATGAGCACCATGTCCTTGTGTAGGTGCAGCTCGTCAACGATGGCGCCGTGGATGTCGGCGCCGTGCTGCGCGTCACCCGCGTTGGCGATCGGCTGAAAGTACGAGCCCGACGCCGCGTGCGTGATCCGGTGCTTGAGCGCCCGCAGGTGCCGTTTGAGACCCGGCGACTTGTTCACGATCTGGCGCACCGGCTCGAAGACGAAGCCGGCCTGTTCCTTGGTCGTCGCGGCCGCGACAACCTGCGCACCGAACTCCCCATCGGCCGCCGTCAGGTAGATGCCCCACCCGGCCGCCGTGGTCGTCTTGCCGTTCTTACGCGGCACCTCGATATAGGCAATCGTGATGATCCGCACCCAGTTGCCCGAGTCCAGCGACTTGTGCACCCAGCCAGCAACCGGCGCAATCGTGTACGCCACCTGCCATACGTCAGGGTCGAAGCGCTGACCAGCGAATCTGCCCTTGGTATGCCGAAGCTGGCGGAACGCAGCAACCACCTTGTCGGCACGTTCAGGATCGAACCGCGCCCCCGGAACATCCCGCGGCTCCGGGGTCTTGATCAGCGGCGGGCAGTCAGGTACCGCATAGCCACGTGATTCGAGATACCACGCAACCTCGGGGCTGAGCTTGAGCGCATCGAGATCAGCGTCAGCCCAAGGGCTATCAGTCGTCGGCGGCTGCGCCCGCGAACGGGTTCGCCTCGAACTCGCCACGATCGTCATCTCGCTTGGACACGTTGCGCTCGGCAGCCGGCGTCAATCCGAAGTGATTCGCGAACTGCAGCAACCGCGCAGACGCCTGTTCAGCGACCGCAACCGCGGGGTTTCTCGTCCACCACACCGAGCTTGTGCCGTCCTTGCGGCTCGATTCGTTGCGCACCGTGATCCCGTTCGCGGTCACATCCTTGGTCGCCGCGACGAACCGCGCCCACGTCTCGCAATACGCGGCAAACGTCGCACGGTCCTCCGGTTTGATCAGGTCAAGACGCACCAGACCAGGAGAAACGCGCTTCCACTCGGCCTTTGCCTCGCGCGAGAGCCAAGTCGGCGGATTCGGGGCCAGGCGCTTGAACGCCGGCGGCTGCGCAACCGGCCGACCTGCACTGTCCTGACCCTCACCACGACCATTGAGCAAGAGCAGTTTCGTTGGCTGCTGCGCGGGCATCACTCACCACCTATTTGCTGTACGGGGAGGCCATTTGCTGGCGCGCCATGGGGTTTATGCATAATTACCCCCCCTTGCATGAATGTTGTGCAGAAAAATCTTTGCCTACCGCGGCGGGTCGCATAAGTGCTGGTCAGAGCGATATTCACCCCTATATCCCCTCTGACCTGCGGTTATGTCCAGATCGGGGTTATACACGATGCATAAACCTCTGAATATTTATGCACGGGCTTTTGCATAGAAGTTTGCTCACCGTGGGAGGTATTTGCTGCACAGTCGGAGCTTGGTGTGCCATGGCATGTACTTGCGCAGGTCGAGGGTTCCGACGGGCTGGTCACCGCACAGCAGTGTGATCACGTGGGGTTCGCGTACCTCGGTGGTGATGGTCAGGGTGCGGGACTCGGCAGGGGCCATGGGTCGTGCTCACCTCGCTCTGGTCTTGCCGCGCAGGGCGTCGGCGTTGGTCTTGGCCTTGTGGTGGTCATCGCACAGGGCCATGAAGTTGCGTGGGTCGTACTTCGCACCACCTTCGGCCAGCGGCGTCATGTGGTCCACGTCGTCGGCCAGGCGGGGGCAGCCGGGCTGTTCGCACATGGGGTGCGTGGCCAGGTAGGCGTTGCGCACGGCCTGCCAATGGCGATCATTGCCGCTGTCGTGGGTGGACCCTTCCCACGCCGGACGGCATGAGCACGGTCGGCCCTTGGGTGCCGGCTTGTGGCAGCGGCTACATACGCGAGGTGGAGCACTGGGCATGTGGTGGTCGCCTCCCGGATACAACAAAACCCCAGCTCAGGCCGGGGTTTTTCGGGCAGGGTTTACTTGCGACAGCTCCAATCGTCGCAGGTCAGAGCATGTTGTGCAAGTAAGCGGGTGGGGCAGGCGTGGCGTGTGACATTCGCCTGAATGGGTTTCGCACCTATGTCACACCGCCGCGCTGCGATTCCTCGCGGCCGGACCCGGGCCCATTAAGGATCTCGCACCGTGGTCCGAGCTTGGGCGCGTAGACGGTCGCGCCGCAGTGGCACGTCCACATGTGGTGCTTGCCGTCGCATGCGCACGGCCGGCAACGCTGCGTCCAACCGGGCTCGTCAATGCTGTGCCAGTTCGGGCAGTAGAGCGGGCTGACGACGGTCCAGCCCTTGCCGTTGGGCACGAGGTCACCGACGTACGCGTTGGGAAACTTGTCGCGCGGTGGGCGTGCCATTCGCCAGTTCTACGCCGGGGGTCTGACATCCCTCACCGATCAATGAGGGGCTAATGAATCGGTGGCAATACGGGCTGGAACAGGTCATAAGCGACCTTCGGCACCCCGCCCAGTCCGAATAGATAGCCGGGCTGGTGCTCCTTGCCGCTGACGTGCAGCCAAGAACCTGGCGTGTAGAACGACACCCGCTTCTCTTTCCCTACGAATACGCCGAGCACGCCGCCAGGCAGGAACAAATACGCGTCCCCATCGTCGTATTGCTGCGTCTCTTCCGTCCATTCGGTCTTGACGAATTTCACAGTGAAGCTCACGGGGTGAACCTACTACGACGAGCAACACTTGCTCATCGGTTCGATTGCCCGTATGTGCGCGAGAAGTGCCGGCGCAGCGGCTCGCGGTCGGGCTCGACGTCGGTTACCGATTCCGTTTGCAACATTTCGTGGAGAATTTCTACCGCCGATGTTGCATCCGGGATCTGTGGCTGCCCCGCTTTCAGTTCGGCGGCCCGCAGCTGCCGTACGGCGCGCAGGCTGAACACCCGCGGGTCTCCGCGCAGGATGTAGTGCTCGACGAACACGCCCTTGTGCAGCCAGCCGACAGGCGCCAGCTTGCGCTGCCGAAGCCACCGGTAGAGCTGGCGCTCCGAGACGGGTTCCTCGATGTCCTTGAGCCGCTTGAGCAATATGCGCTCGGTGAGCCGGTCGCCCTCGCGCCATGCGCGTTGACGGTTGCGCTGCACGTCGACCGGCTGCTTGCACGCGGGGCAGATGATGCTGCGCTCGTCGGTCTCGGCGTAGAGGAACTTGCCGCATTCGATGGACTTGCCGGTGCGCGAGTACGCCTTGATGGTGGGGCACGGGCCGGCGAAGTGGCGATCGGGCCGGTTGATCATGCGCAGTGCGCTGGCGCGCAGGTCGGCCATTTCCTTGAAGCACCTCGCGGCCCCGGGGTCGGCTGCGATGGCGTGGACGTGCTCGGCGAGCCATTCGGCTGCGTCGGCCGCGGTGGGCTGGTAGCGCTTCGGTAGTCGACGCCAGCGTTCATCGGGTAGCGGTCCAATGAAGTCCAGCGCGACGACGCGCACCGGCTCGAATTCCATGCCCCGGGTCTCGCATAGGTCGCGCACCCACGTGGTGACGGCGTTGCACGTCTGGTCGGCGATGTTGTTCGGGTTGCCCTGCGAGTCGAATCGAATCGGGCTGGGTTCCTCGCTGGACTGCCCAACCGATCCGGTAGTGAGCACGTCTTGCCCGGTGAGCGTTATCTCCAGTTCGCCTATCAGCCAGGCGATTTCGGTGATGTGTTCCTGTAGCTGGTCGATGCAGTCGCCGCACAAAAATAGCTCAGCCCTCGCGGAACATTTTCGGCATCTCGTCATCGGCGCACCCTCCGCTCATTCGTGCATGTGCGACACCGTTTGGCACCTTTAGGATTTCGGAGAATGACCGTGTTCTCCGGCGTGTACTCGTGGCCATGGATGCAATGCGTTTTCAGGCCCCCGCCGTTGTTCACCCTGTCTTCGATGTTTTCCGATCGGGTTCCCCAGCGCAGATTCTCAACGTGATTGTCGTTGGCGATGTCGTTGAGATGGCGACATTCCATACCTTCGGGCCGGGCTCCCATGAAAGCCTCCAGCACGAGGTGGTGGACCTTTCTGTTACGCAACAATTTCCCCCCGCCGGAAATTGTCACGTACATGTATCCGGCTGAATGTTTGGTCTGCGCGAGGATCTTCCCTCGATGGATGCGTTGATGTGGCGACTTGGCACCCGAAGCGGGGAGGTAAATCACGCGATCGAGACTGCGCAATCGTCCGTGGTCTGAAACCTCGACGAATCCCTCAAGTCCTACAACGGGCAGCCAGCGCTCATGTCCGCTCTGATCGCATTTCTGAGAGCACTTACGGCACTTGGTCACTGAGCGTTTCGCCTCTCATTCTTGGTGATCAGTGCGTGGGTCAGTTCGCGCACTGGCTACACCTTCTCGATCTGGTCGCGGATCGCGGCAGCTTCATAGGCAACGTCGTTATCACTCCAAGTTCCCTCGCGAACCATCCGGACGATTCCCATCAGCCGGTTCACCAACCAGGTTTGGTTGTCGATACGCCGCCGTAAGGCTGGATCGCTCAATTCGGCCATGCCGCTGCCTCCAATCCTGCGTAGTGCCTGGGTTTTACGGTGAACGGCATTGCCTCCCCGAGGTGGAATGCACCCATGAGCGCGAGCACCGCCGCATCGGCGATGTCGTGGTTGAGCACCTTGACGCCGTTGAACCAATACCGGACGTTGCCTAGAACCTCGCCCTTCTCGGCCCGCCCGCTGCCGGTGGCCCACTTGGCGCGGGTCTGCGGAGGAACTACGCCCACGGGGATCTTCTTGGCGTCCAGCGCGCCGTACAGCCCGTGCCATAGCCCGCTGCGATCGAACGTCGAGGGCAGGAATTGGCCGTAGGCGGGGCCCTCGATGACGGCGAGATCCGGCAGCCCGTCGCGTAGCGCCCATTCGATGACGGACCGGCACACCGCGCGCACGCGCCGGCTGCGGGTGGCGTACGAATCGCCGTCGTGACCGCCGTAGCCGATCGAATGCAGGGCGACGGGCACGCCGTCGCGCAGTACGGCAAGGCCGGTGCTGCGCAGGCTCGGGTCGATGCCGAGGACGGTGGTGGTCATGACGCGTCCTCACTGGTTGGGTCTTCGATGTCCACTTTTCCGACCAGGAATGTGACGGTCAGACGGTTTATCTCAGCTCCACCGGATCCCCAACGTTGAGTAGCGCTACCAGGCGAGACGGTGATACCGCCTTCCGCGATGTACGCCCGCACTAGCTCGCCGTTGAGGTACACCGCGCCGTGCTTGATCTTCACGTCGGGCAGTTCGTTGTTCATTTCGAACCTTTCTCGCAGGATGGGCAGGGGAATGTGGCATGGCAGTCGGCGCATTGCGGTGGCCTGCAACGGATGAGGCGGGCAGGCCAGGCCATCGTGTGCGCGCCGTCTAAGACGTTCTCGTGCAGGCATTCCGCAGCGGGCCATCGTGCCGCCGTCACCGCGCACCGTCCGGGTTTACCGGGTAGCCGTACGAGGCCCAGAACCGCAGTGCACGTCTCGCGGCGAGCCGGGCTCCCCACTGGGTGTGCGCATACCCGGCACTCATGCCGGTCACGGCGGTCACAGGCATGTTGGTGATGACCCACTCCCAGCGCCGTGTGCCGGGGATTGGGGAGCGTTTGACCCAGCAGCCCAGTGCGGTAACTCCCCGGGACTCAACGTCGGGAAGGGTCATGTGGTGCCGGATGCCGCGCTCGCGCCAGGTGATCGTTCGGTCCCTCACCGCACACCGACCTTGGCGCCGCGGTTCCAGCACGGCGCGATTGCGTCGGTACCGTGTGGCGTCTTGCACCAGCCGTTCGGCTCGGCGCCGCAGTGCTCACACGGGTAGTCGATCTTGTCGGCGTAGGCCGCGATGACGGGGCCGCGGGATGCATTGGGGCGGGGGCGCCGGGGTACGTATGGGCGCGGATGCTCGCTCATCGGTTCCACCACCAGCGACCAGTGACCAGGCGCTCCGTGGCCATGCCGAGTCCCAGGCCCCAAGTCACCGAGGTCGTGAGCATCATGAACGACAGACCGGCGATCTCCCAGGCCGACAGCGCCACGCTGCAGGCGCTCATTGGATCGCCCCAAACGTGTTGGCGAATTGGGTGATCTGGCGGCGGTGATCGACGAGTGCCGGCCGTTCGTCGAGGCGGTCCTCGCGGGCTTCGCGCTGCTCGCGTGACTCGCGTTCGGTGCGTTCCTTGCGGATTGCCCGGGCCGCGTCTGTGATGTCCTTGGGCAGTGGCCGATAGCCCGATCCGTGCTCGCTGTAGACCTTGGTGACGGCCTTGGTCAGGTCGTCGAGATCGAGGCCGTACAGCGCGAATTGCTCGGCCCATGCGAGGCATGTTTCCTCGGTGGGCTCGGTCAGATACGGGTCGTAGGCAGCGCATTTGGTGAGCACCAGCGCGGCGATCTGGGGGTAGTTCCGGGTGGTCATCATGCCTCCAATGCGGGTGGTTCTGGCGGGTTGGCGAACTTGCGTGCGAGGTCGAGACCGATGCCGACCTTGCGCGCAGCGGGGGGCGCCTTGGTGTGCTCGGACGTGTTGCGGCTGGGCTGGTTTCGCCCGTTGATCAGCTCGGATACCAAGCTGGGGAGGGTCTTGGGGTGCAGGTTCTTGGTGGTCCAGAGCTGGAGCGCTTCGGCTACGAGGGCTTCGGGCTGGCCATCTTTGAGCAGCGCGGACGCCTGCAATCGCAGCTCGGTTTTGACGGATGCCGGGTGTCGGGCCGGGATGTGTTCGCTCACCAGGCGATTGGCCGCTGGCATGACCGGGGCGCTGCGTGGCTCGCGCTCGGTCGAGTCTGGACTAGCACTCTCAACGTAATCGGTAGTTCTCTTCTGTTCTGTTCTATTAGGGTGCGTGACGTCACGTGACATCTCACGTGACGCATCACGTGATTTCTTCTCTTGTCGTAGACGCGCCTGTCGCTCTCGGTCGGCCTTGCGGCGGGCAACGAGTGCGTCCCCGGCCGAGTTCCACACCTCCCATGTGCGAAAGTCCCAGCCGCCGTTCGGACGTGGAATAAGGATCTCGGCGTCCACCAACTCGCGGGCGAGCTTCTTGGGGTTGGGCAGTCCAAGCATGGTGATGTTGAGTTCGGAGATGTAACCCGATGATTCGACGTTGCCGCAGAAGGCAAGCGCTCTCGTGAGCATGCGCTCAGCGTTGGGGCTGAGCTGCTGCACCGCCTCATCGAGGTAGTACGTCGACGAGAGCAAAACGGCCTTCATGCGTCCTCTTTCTGATTCGCGAGTTCGAGCAGTACGTCGGCGTGGCGCGTGGACTCGAGGGTGCGGGTCATGACGCATCACCTAGCGAAAGCTGCTGCGATATCTGACGGTTCACCCACAGAACCTCGGTACGCGTCACGTCCGTACCGCCTTGACTGGTCGCCGCCATCTCTGCCCGGTCCCAGCCGGCCAAGGCCTCGCTGTACAGCTCGGAGTCGTACCCGGACAGCACGATCGACGCGCGGCACCTGAGTAGCGATTCCAGCAGTTCGGCGTGCAACTCGGGTTCACGCATTTCGATCCGGTACCCGTTGCCGGTGGCCCGACGCACGTCACCGAGGTATGGCGGGTCCACGTACAGGCAGCACCCCGAGTCGGAGCCGTATTGGGCGATCACCTCAAGGGCCGGCCGGCATTCCAGGCTCACGTGATGCAACCGTTGCGCCGCTGCGGCCATCCGGTTCACATAGGCCTCGAGGTAGTCGCCCATCGGGATAGATGAGCCGTTCGGGTTCACGAACATTCGCCAGCCAGACTGGCGCATAGTCCCACCTCGGCCCTGTGCGATCTGCAACCAGACCAGCCGGGCGACTTCGATGTCATCGAGCCGGCCGAGGTCTGCGGCCCGGGCCTCGAGGTAGTCGCCGCGTGAGTGAGGCGTGAGTGCGCAGACGCGCATCAGCTCGTCGGGCCGGTCGCGGAGCACACGCCAGAAAGTCATCAGCAGGCCGTCGAGGTCGTTGACGGTTTCCATCTTGCTCGGTTCCTTGGCGAGCAACACCGCCAGCGAGCCGGCGAATGGTTCGACGTAGTGGCCATGTCGCGGAAGTAGATCCGCGATCCGGCGCGCGAGCCTCGTCTTGCCACCGAAATAGGCCATCGGGGGGGCGGTCATGCAACCTCCCCCCTCGCGTCGTCTCGGTCGCCGCACATGCCGAGGTGCGCGTGCGGATGTCTTGGAGCCCGGTCCATCTCGGTCATGGCGTTGCGCGCGGCGCGTGCTTCGTCGCGCTCGGCGGCGTAGATGTCGTTCACGACAGGCACCCCCATGACGCGCAGCCGGGGGCGCCGCACAAGCGCGAGCAATCACCCGGCCGCGCCGGGTTGTGTTCGCCATTGGGCGGGGCTTGGTAGTCATCGACCACCGCGGCGGGAGCAGAATCGCCACGGTGATCGATGACTGGTTGGGTGCTCACTACTCGGAGTCACCCTCGGTGTCGTCGGAGAACGCTGGACCGCCGGTGAACGCGACGACGTTGCCGTCGGCTTGGCTGTCTTCCTGCCCGTCCTGGTGGTCGTCGTCGGCGCCTTGCGGGTCGCCGTCGTCGTCGAACAAGGGCTCTTGGCCATCGTCCTCGGGAACCTCGGCGCCGTTCTTGGACTTGGGCTTGGGCATCTGCTCGCCGAGTGGCCATGCCACGATGATCTTGGCCTGACGCACTGGAACTTTCGGGCTATCGGGAGTGTTCTGGTCGAATCCGGCGTGCTTGATGTACAGGCGCGCCGAGATGTCGATGTATTCACCCGCCTCGGGCGGATCGCTCAAGCTCATCAGCAGGGCTTGGCCGAGACGGATCTCGGTTGGGCCGGCCGCCACGTTGTCGAACTTGTCAAGCTCATTGGAAGATGGGATGTCTTTTGGCTGTTCAGTAACGAGTGACACTGGTAGATCCTTTCCATTGCGTGGTTGTTGTGTTGCGATTGCTGGACTTTCGGGCTTTCCAGCAGGCTTTGCAGTGACGTTTTGTCGGGCTTCCCGGCGCCCTGTAGGTGTTCTCCGGCGTAAATTCGTGGCCGTGAATACAGTGCGTGCGCCTGGCTAGGTGGTGAATACCGTTACGCACCTGGTCTTTCACATTCTGCGAGCGTGTTCCATAACGAAGATTGGTCAGCTTGTTGTTGCGCGGGTTGTCGTCCCAATGCAGCACCTCCAAGCCCTCGGGGCACGGGCCAACGAAAGCTCCCATGACAAGCCGGTGCACCTTGAAGTGCCGGCACTGTCCGTCGGCGGTCAGCGCCACGGACAGATGCGTTCGTTGGCGACCAACAGGATTCGGCTTGAGGAAATGTCCGGGTCGTCGTATTGGTGCCGCGCCCGGGTGCCCGCAATACACATCGCGACCGTGAACCCAGACTCGCCCATGGTCAGAGACGAGGTACAGGTGGGAGTACTGCGGAATCGATACCGGACGCCATTGCTCAATCGTCATCGGATGCCTTGCTGTGCTCGTCGGACTTCTGGGCACGCTGGGATTTCTCGTGCTCCAGAACTTGGATGAGCATGCTTGCCTCGGTGCATGTCAGCTCCTTGGACGATTTCAGGTCGCGCACAACCTCATCGCCCATCCACTTGAGGCGTGCCGGGCGATCGATGAGGCCACATTCCTTGAGCAGGATGTTGAGCTTGTACAGCTGCCGGTCGGTGATCATGCGCACCGTCGGCGCGCTCATTCGGTCGGCTCCGGCGTGACGATTTCGGAACTCTCTTCGTCGGGTTCTCCGGCGTTCTCCAGGATTTCGGTCGCCTTATCCGCCTCTTCGCTGGTCAGATCCTTCAACCCGGCAACGCTGCGGCCGATGGCTCGACCGATCCACGCGAGCGCGGCATCCTTATCGTCGAGGCCGCATTCGCGTAGCAGCGCGTAGAGCCGCTTGGACTGCTCGGAGGTGATCACGTCGGTGGCCGGTGGCAGCGGATCGATGATGAACGGTGCCCGCCTGCCGCGGGTCACGGTGAGCGCGACCGTCATCCTCTCGTCGATGTCGCTCAGGTGTGAGATGCGGATGCCACCGACTTCCTGGCCACCGAATCTGACCGAGGGATCGCAATACAGCGTCATGCGCCGGCCCTGGTACTTCGATGCGTCCGGCCCCCACGCCGAGACCATGACGCGCCGCATTGACTTGCACGGTTTGAATGGGCGCCCGTCTCCGAACTCGGCCAGGGTGACGTTCACGGGCTGGTCCGCGTCGCCGCGTGAAACTCCGGTGATGGTGACCGTTCGCGGGCCGACGAGTAAGTCCTCGGCGTTCAGCTGGTCAGACTTCGGGGCGATGGTGCCGCTGATGTCCATGTTCAGATATCCATTCCGTCGTCTCCGCATGCCCACTGGGGCAGGAATATTGGTGTGATCTCTGGTGCGCGGCCTGGCCATTTACCCTCGGCGCTGCACCGTTGGTAGATGCTGATTGCCTCGCGCATCTGCCGTTTGCTTTCGGCCTTGTCGATGGGGTCCTGGTACTCGAGCACTGACACCTCGTAGGGCGGTTCTTTCTCCTGCACGACGAACAGAAATCGCGGGTCGTCGTCGAGTTTGAGCAGCTGCGCCACGCACCGGTACCACACGTCTTGGATGTGGTAGCCGTAGTCAGGTGCCTTGCGCGAGAATGCATTCGGTTCGGAACTGACCGCAGTCTTGTAGTCGACGATGGTCAGCCGGTTGCCGGCGGTGACAATCCAGTCGGGCCGCGCCTTGAGGCGCACGCCGGTCTCAGGGTCAGTGACCGCGAGCGACACCTCAGCGCTACCGCTGTTGAACAGCGGCCCGGCCGTGGGATGTTCGCGCACCTTGTCGGCCATGGCCTGTGCCATCTGGTAGTCGTCGACATGCACCGGCACCCGGCCCTCAGCTCGTGCTGTCGCCTCGGCTTCTTTCCATGTGTCGGTGGCGCGGGGTGATTTCGCTACGGTGCCGCCCTTGGTGAGGCCGTGCACTGCTGGTTCGAGCACGCACAGCTCAGCACCAGCACCCAGTAGTAGGCGATGGGCCATGTGTCCGAAATCCCACTCTCGCTTGGATTTACGGGGATTATCCATATACCAGCGAAAGGCGGCGGGGGTTGACGGCGGAAGCAGCAGCCGCGCACCCGAGCAGGAAAGCGCCGACCGGTCAGCGTGATACTCGGTATCGGGCACATCCGCGTGAGTGCCGTCGCGCTCCAGGCGCGTTTCGGCCGGCGACGCAATCTCGGTCATGCGGCAATCCATCCGTTCGCGGTGTTGATGTACCAGCGGGCCGCACCAAGGCACGGCGCCCAGGCGAGTTGGGCGTCCCAGAGAATGCACAGGGTGTTATGGCTGCTGGCCGTATGACTGCCGGGGTTACCGGTTGTACGGGTGCATTGGAACCCAAGCCCCGTAACCTCTTCGGAAACGAGGCACAAGGCACCAGGTAGATCAGGCTCGGGCGCAATCGATTTGGTGGTCACGACGCCCACCCCTTGGCGAGCCTGTAATCACGCACGATTTGGGTCATGACTGGATCGAGTGTCCTTCCGTAGCGGGCGGCCATGCGCCCGAAAGTGGCTGGGTCTTGACGCATGGTCTTGGCGATCTCCCAATCGGATCGCCCGATGGCGTGCATTTCGTCGTACTGCTCAGGCCAGGGCCGATCCCTCAGAAAGCACGGGCGGCACATTCCCTGAACCTGCTTGGGCTGGTTGCCGCACTTGAGGCATAGGGACTTCACGCGGCAACCACCTCCAGTAGGTGATGCGCTTCGGATACGGCTTGGCGCAAGGTGACTCGCGCCGGTACTGCGACCTTGAGCGCGATCCGGTACGGGTGATTCGACGCCGGGCACTCATCCGCGCCGATGCTGTCCTGGTGCGGCCAGATCACGTCTTGAGCCCTATTGCGCACCACCCGCTGCCAGCAGACCGGGCAATAGCGGATGTTCACCCTTGCCCCCCAGCTGATTTGCGCCAGCTCTCCAGCTCGTCGATGAACCCAGTGAGCGGGGCATCGAGCGCGAACACCGGAGAGCACAGGCGCGCCTCTACGGTCGCCAGATAGTCGGTGATGCCGAGGGCTTCGGCGTGCTCGGCCAAATGCTTGAGCGCCTGCTCGCATTCAGACCGGTCGCTCCAGCACGCAGGCCGGTCTTTCGCGCTGAGTACCAGCGTTCTGTCTGGCTTGCGGATGAGGTACTCAATCTCGTAGCCCTCGGGGATGTTGATCGTCACCGAAGCACCTCCCCTCGGTACTCACGCATACTGATCTGGTTGCGCAGACGCGTAATCACCCCGCGCAGTGCGGCATTAGATCGACGTAGGCGCTCGTTGTCACGTCGCCGCACCTCGTACTCGCGCTCGCGATTGGACTTGTTGGGGTGTTCCAGCGAGAGGATCACGTAACCATCGGCCACCCAAGGGGCCTGATACATGACGTGGGTGATGGTCCAGACGCCATACCTGGGGGTCTCGGACGGTCCGACCTCGAACCGGATGTGGTCACCCTTCTGGTAATCGCGATCGGCGAGACGCACCTCGTGGGTCTTGATTCCGTCCAGAAGTAGTCTGTACCAATGGCTTTCGATCTTGAGATAGTGAGTCGTCACCAGCCCGCCCCCGTCGCGCGAATCACTGCGCTGGACTCGTCGCGGCTCTCTGGATCGGTGAAGAACTTGATGAGCGCAACCTCTATGCCATCGGTGTCGGGCCCCAGATCAAACCCGTCAGCCTCGGCGGTCGCGGCGAGCTCATCCATTACAGCGCTCGTCTTGTCGACAACCTTGTTGAGTTGCAACACATTCGGCGTCGCGTCGGTGGTCACGCGGTCACCCCCGCCGACGTCAGGTTGCCTGGCTCATCAGGCAGCACGTTCCCGTCGTTGACCGGATACACCTCTTGTGTCTGCACCGACTGATCTACCCAATACCCGCCGTAGCACGTGCTCGAATACGTGCCGTAGGTGCAGCGGAATGGCACGTAATACTTTGGTGTCCAAACGGTTCGCTCACGCATCCACTCGCCGTTAGCTCGCTTCGGCGTATCACAGATAGTGCGGCGCTGGCCGCCGAGGAACCCCCAGAGCACGGTCTCGCACTTGACGCCAGGCTCGGCGTGCGAGTTGGGTGATGCCAGCAGCATTGCAGCGAGTGCAGCGATAGCGGCCAGGGCCACGGTGATCCTGTTGTAGTAGCTCATGCCTGCACCGTCACTTCACCAGTAACGGCGTTGACCGCCGCGGCAGCAGGCGTATTCCACTTCTTAGCCAGATCGGCAATCAGGTTGGGGTGCCGCGCGATATGGCTCTCGCACATGACCACCAACGCTTGGAGGCCAGGGCGGCGGCGATCCTGTTCTTCGCCAGTTGATTCCGGCCAGTCAGTGCCGGCGATCATCGAAACAAACTTCGGCACAGTGCCCGACCAGCATCCGACTCGCAGTTCCCATCCGTCAGGTGTGGGCTTGAGGATTGCGTGACCCGACGGCAGGCCGGTGACGGAGAGCAACAGGTCCGCCCCGCGCAGGTCCGCCCCGTACAGGTTCGCCTCGCGCAGGTTCGCCTCGCGCAGGTCCGCCTCGGACAGGTTCGCCCCGCGCAGGTCCGCCCCGCGCAGGTTCGCCTCGCGCAGGTCCGCCTCGGACAGGTTCGCCCCGCGCAGGTCCGCCCCGCGCAGGTCCGCCCCGTACAGGTTCGCCTCGCGCAGGTTCGCCTCGCGCAGGTCCGCCTCGGACAGGTTCGCCCCGCGCAGGTCCGCCCCGCGCAGGTTCGCCTCGCGCAGGTCCGCCTCGGACAGGTTCGCCCCGCGCAGGTCCGCCCCGCGCAGGTCCGCCCCGTACAGGTTCGCCTCGCGCAGGTTCGCCTCGCGCAGGTCCGCCTCGGACAGGTTCGCCCCGCGCAGGTCCGCCCCGCGCAGGTTCGCCTCGCGCAGGTCCGCCCCGCGCAGGTCCGCCCCGTACAGGTCCGCCTCGGACAGGTTCGCCCCGCGCAGGTCCGCCTCGGACAGGTTCGCCCCGCGCAGGTCCGCCCCGTACAGGTCCGCCCCGTACAGGTCCGCCCCGCGCAGGTTCGCCTCGCGCAGGTCCGCCTCGGATTTAGCGGCTTCGATGAGGGCTGCCCGCACGTCGGCGGCGGACTGTGCGACATACAGTTCGCGGCCGGAAACCGACTTGATGGTGATGCTCATCGAGCACCCCCGACGCGCTGAGCAGGAGTGGGGATATGGTTCGACATGGCATTCCTCTCGTTAGAATGCTGGTAGGAACGGTGGCGGGTGAGGCTTCCGGCAAGATGAATCACTCGCCACCGTCTGCTGTATTCAGTTGTCAGACATGACGATTCAGCTTTTGGCGCGCTGCCACCATCGACGACGTGGCAGGTTCTCGCCGGTGTCGCGCGGCTTCCAAGCGGTGGTTTTCTCGGCACACTGCTGCTGTTGGCGCAGCAACTCGTCAACGGAGACGGCACTGACGGTGGTAGTGAAGTCCACATGCGGCTTCTGCCGACGCTTGAATAGTGCGTCGATGGCCTGCGCGTTCGGATCGCCAGCGAAAGCTTTGAACGCGGCGGTGATCGGATCCGGCTTGGAGTCTCGGGCGTTCGTGGCGGCCCGGTCGGCCTCGGCGACTGCTTGGTCGGCGACCTTGCGCAGTCGCACCGCATCGTCCTTGCGTCGGTCGTAGGCGGCGATCTCGGCGCGGATGATGCGCACCAGCTCCTCGCCGATCGACCGGTCGTTGGCGGCGCTCATGAGGCGGCACCGTTGGGGTTGGCGCCCGACGGCTGAGGAGGTGCCGCAGCCTGTCGGGCGCCGGCCTTACGCTGCAACCACCGACGCGCCGTAAGGTGCGCGCCGGTCACATAACGGGTTAGCGCCCGTGCAACGTAAGGAGATCTGTTGTGAGTGGAGATATCCCGAAAAGGGACCTTGTGATCCCGCCGCACCTGGCCATCGCCATTGAGGCCGCAGGACGCGTGCGAAGCGGTAAGTGGATCACCAACGATGTCTTGATCGCCGGACTGGCCGACCTCGAATCGTTCGTCCGCACCAATCCCGCCGACCAGATTTTGATTACCGACAAGCCGCTCGATCCGTTCCCGATCACCAAGCACGTGGTGGGCACCTTCGAGGATCTCGCGCAAGAGACCAACGGAAAGGTGCCCCTCGGCTACGCAGCGATCCAACGTATCGGCGTCCTCGTCACCGCGGTCCGCGCGCTGGAGGAGAAGACCCAAGAGCTTGAGAGCCGACTCGCCAAACTCGAGGACAGTCACCCGGGCTGATCCAGGAGGCAGCGCGGCGGCCGCCTCGTGCGCTCTGGCCGTGATCAACACATCGCTGATCACCCTGTTGACACCCAGTGATGGGTTCGCGGCGCTCACGAGGCTGCCGCCCTGGAGGCATCGGCGAGCAGGGCCTCGATCGGGACATTGAGCGCTTCTGCGATACGGGCAAGCTCATCGACCGTGAATGGCACCTTGCCGGATAGTCGGCGCGAGATGAAGTGTTGGTCGCGATTGATGCGTGCTGCCAGCGCAGCCTGTGTGCATCCCTGGCGAGCCATCTCTGCGCGGACCTCCGCAGCAGCGCGATGAGAGGTTTGACTGAGCGACATACGCCATGTCTACGCGCTCAGCGCGCAAATGGCAAGCATGTAATTCCGCTGACGTGTCGCGTGTAACGCCACCGCTACGTGTATTGACCTTGCATTTACTCGTTCAGCGCGTAATATACGCGACATGACAACACTGATGCTCGTGGACGGTCAACGGGGCGAGAGCCGCCCTAACGCCATCATTCGGCGTTTGCGCATGGAGTTCGCCCGGCTCGGGATTTCCGACTCGGAGGCGGCGCGCCGCGCCGGCCTAAGTCAGGACAGAATGTCTCGCCGCATGACCGGCAAGACCCCGTTCGACGTGAACGACTTAGACGTGATCTGCGACTCGCTTAACATCTCGTTTGGCTACGTCACGACCGGCGTCCGACCGATCCCGGGTAACGATGGCCCGGACGGCGATGGTGGTGTGGTGCGCCCGAAGGGATTCGAACCCCTAACCTTCTGA